TGAAATTTTGGTTTGATCTCCATGACTATTCCTCCTCGATTCCCTCTTCAATTTCAAACTGCGCCAATGCCTGTTGGCAGTCGAAGCAGAAAAAGTCATTGAGTTTATCATAGATTGATTCGGGGATTTCATCTTCTTCTTCAAAGTTCCCCTCGACGCACTCCGCGCCACCCTTTTCTGCGATATATCGTTCGGAGTAGGTTTTGCCGTTGATCGTTACATCGGTTTTCCAACCGTCAGCGGTGATTTCGATATTGATTTTATTCTTGTTCATAGTTGCATTGAATTATTGATTACTACATATCCTCTCCGTCCATGAATTTACCGAGGCCGAACCACACAAAGGATTTTTGCCAATGGCGTTTCCCGACATATTGGGTAATCGACCAGCGCGTAACGACCATGCGCGGGTAGGTGTCTGTCTTGGGGTCGTACCCCTTTCCGATCTTGATATACTCTTTCCCGTTGTCGCCGCGAAAGAGCATGAAAAACTGCGATTTCAGCGGGCTGTTGTCATCTACCCATGCGCAGATCAGGATGCGCCAGCCCCGAAAGATTTTTCTAATAGCTCCGATGTGAATCATAAGTTAGCGTATTTTACTTGCGTTACATTTTCGCAGCGCACCCACATCGGGTCGTCTGCATCAATTCCTGCGTCGTCGTAAAGGGCAAATAATCGTTCAGGGAAATTGCATGAGATTACTTTGTACCAATGTCCTCCGTATTCAGCCAACATCCCAGCGCAGAATCGTAATGAATCGAAATCTTGCTGTGTCATAGCCTATCATTTTACAATTTGAGTAGGGTTACAGCTGAAATTCCAGTCGGTTACGTCTGCACAGCAAGTGTGAATTTGCCCCATGTTCATCCCGCATTGGCTTTTCACGATCTGAATAGCCATCTGACGCGAACCTGCTTTGACTTCGAATGTTCCCTCGAAGACGAATTTCGCTCTGACTTTGTAGCTCCGACTTCTCGGATAGGTTTTTAATTTTACTTCTGTCCCCATTGCGTTGAATTTTGTGTTTTTGCGCTGTTTTCTGCGATATGCCGCATTATTTCGGATTCTCCGGCCATCTTATCACCATTGCCTGAAACTCGCGGCAAATCGCCTTAATTTCATTTATCCCGATAGGTCTCATTCTTGAAAATGATGACTTCGAGCATCTCGTTGAATCGGTCTGCGATGCGGTTGCCGTACTTCTCGCGGATTTGCGACTTTGTGAGGTTGGTCGTGATGAACGTGAAGAGCTGCAAATTGTAGCGGTATTCGAGCATATCGACAACCGGATTGAGGACGTTTCCATAGTCGAGAACCTCTATCGGTTCGCGCCCCATATCCTCGATAGCGATCATCGGCATATTGCGCAGGTCGCGGAATGCCTCGAAATCCTTTGCGAACATGACTACCTCCTTTGCATCAACGATCCGAATGCCGGCCCGTTTGCCCTCGAAATGCCCTATATTGTTAAGCCAATTCACCGCCGACTGAAAGGCATACAGGAGGGTTGTTTTGCCATTTCCGGGTACGCCGCAGAGCATTACCCCGAACTTGGCATCGTTGCGGATCAGGAATGCCGCCAGCCGTTCGATATTGGTTTTGGTCGCCTCGTCCTCGATGAACTTGCGGTGGCGATATTCGACCTCCGCCTGATATGCTGCCAGCAGAATATCCGTTGCCTGCTTCAAGCTCACCGACCACTTAAAATTTCCCCTCGTAGTCTTCCGGCCGAGTAGCAGTCGCTTCAGTCCCTCGACGTTTATCACATGATCTTTGTTGATTGATTCCATTGCGTTTGTTATCTTCTTTTTGCCACGTTGCCACCGCCGCGCGCCAATTTTTCATCTTGTTTTTGCCGACATACCATCCTTTGCTCTCGTAAAAGTTCACGAATCGCTCGGCGTCCACCGTATAACCCTTTTCCCTGATATAAGAATCTACCTCCTCAATAGAGGGCGGGGAAAAGCGTTTTTCGCTTTTTCCACTTTTCCCCTCTCTATTGTCTTTTATATTCTTATTATTCTTATCTTCTGTGCAGGGGTCGTTGCACCCGTCGTTGCAGGGGTCGTTGCTCACCCCGTTGCACCCCGTCGCGTTATTCTGCTGGTAATCATCATAATTAACTATCGCAATTATCGTTGCACGGGTAACGGGGTGTTTTGAGCGGCTTATCATCTGATCTGCTTCGAGTAGAGATAGAAATTTGAGGATGGTATGCTCGGATGGCCTACGTTTCACGCCGTCGTCATCCTTATACACCCACCTCTCTTGGAGGTAGTGGACGGATGCGATCAGTTGTCCCCGTTTGATGGTGACGAGGACTGACTTCACAAGGCGTTTGCTATCTTTCCATTCGGCGAGCATCAGCAGGTCGAGCCACCACTTCAAATAGCGGGGCCGTTCCCAAATCCAATGCTCCCGAATGGTTTGATATATTTTTATCCATCCTCCCATCATCTATTTCCCCACGAAAGCAAAGTAGATTTCAGCGAATTGTTCCCCGGCGTATTTCGCCAGCGCAGACGATTTGAAGCAAAGGCGAGACCCGAGACTCGCATTCGCAGGCGAGGGCGCGGTAGTCGAATACGCAGCCGCAAAACCGGCAGACGAGCCGTAAGACGCATGACCGCCGAACAGGACAACTTTCTTGCGTTCCTCCTTGTTCATCTTGGCGATCTCCTCCTTGGTGTAGAGCCAAAACCAAGGATAGTAGCGGTATTCGTCTTTGGTAAACTGCGGCGTCCATCCCTCGTTGAGAGCGGCGGTAATGATGCGGAGTTTGAGGTAGGCTACGAGATCGGAGCTAATATCCGAATCGTCTTCGAGGAATAGATGCCGTTTGTGGTATTCTTTTACGAGCGGATGGTTCTCGCCGAGTTCCTTGAATGCGTCATCAAAGGTCTTGATCCGCTCCATGATGTTCTTCGGGCGGAACATCTCCTTGCCGAAGAGATTTTCGAGCATCTTCTTGTTGTCGGCATTGCCGTTCTTGTAGGCATCGAGCAGATTGTTTTTCTCGATGTAAATGTTGTTTCCGTTCATTTTCAGTATATTTTTTAATTCGTCTTGCGTAAAACATTTCGCGCATTCCATGATGAAGTGCGACAGATGCGCTTTGTCGCACCAATAGCCGAGGCGGTTGCAGTCTGCGATATTCCTGACATCACGGTAAATCGTGAGGTCGACAAATATCTGTCCCTCTTCCTCCTTGCGGGTCTTGTCCTGCTTTACTATCAGCATTGCATTCGATTTTTTAATCACTCATATCGACATGGTGTACATTCTTGCATTGATCGCAGATATATACCACATCGTTACACCGATACAGGTATTTGGAATTATCGAACTCCCGCCGGATATGCCCGGCTTCCCTACATTTTTTTAGTTCGGAAGCATTAAAATCGAGTTGCCATCCGAGGTCGGTATATCCCTTTGGCAAGACGAATTTGTTTCCGTTAGGGTTTGGTATTTTTTTCATTCTCAATTTTCTTTAATCGTGGAATAATCCTTTTTGTCAGTCTTACGGCATTGATGAGCCGCGTATTTCCGCTGTCTATCTGCACGTTTTCGAGTATCTGCGGCAGGCAGCGGATCAGCGTTGAAACTATATCGTTCGGCACGGGTCGCATATCAGTAGGGCATTTTATCGAGATTGACCTCCAATCCTGCACGGGCGATATATGCCGGTTTTCCGGCGATTTGCCGTACTTCTTCGGCGAATCCTTTGGCATTGCTGTTGCCGTCGGAGAGATGCAGTAAAATCACCTCATTTGCCGCCGATAGGTCGGTCGTCCGCAAAATCTCTTTCGTCGTCTGCAATTCCATGTGCGAACCCAGCAGCCGTCCCCGCATGGCGGGAGGCATCCGCCCGCTGTCGATATTGCGCTGCAAGATTGCATCGGAGTAGTTCGCCTCGATCATGATGTGATTCAGGTTCGGCAGCCGGTATTCCAGCATCATCGTATCGGTGATGAAAAGCAGGCGTCCCATCTCCTGATGCTCGATGACGAACCCGACGCATGGCACATCGTGGACGACCGGCAGTACGAAGACCT